GCACGCTACCGGCGGTCGGATTGAACGACTCCGGCAGGCCGCTTCGGTGCGGGGGCACCTCGGCGAACATCAGAGAAACTCCTTACGGATAAAATCCCAAACCCACAGCAACACGCACATGGCCAGCGCCAGGCCGTTAATTGCAAAACCAATGTAAAAAACCCAGCCAAGTATAAGCAGAGAGAGCTGTCCCAAATCTCTCATCACTTCCCAAGCAATCATTACTGCGCGCTCCACATACGAGCCACGGCGGGATTTGGATGGTACGCGGGTTCGGGTTCATACCCGCCGCGAATTAAAAGCGAATGTTGTTGGTAGTGCTTTTTTTGAGGCTCATTTGTTACCGCCGTGTCTTTCTCTCGGCGTAAGTCTCTATAGCGATAAGTGTTGGCAGTGGAGGGATTTGAACCCCCGATTCTATTTCCCTCTACGTTTTGATTGATTATGGTTGGAAGTGTCATGGTGATATCTTGCGTTAAACAGAGGAAATGTTACCCTTGATACCTTGGCTTATTCTTACATTAAAAAGGGAAGTCCTTGGTTCTTTATTCGCTCTAAAGATCCAGCGGGTAAGTGGCGCAGTAAAGCCACCCGCTACCGAATCGACAACACGCTTCACCGCGCCAAGGCAACGGCCGAGGCGGCTCGAATCGGAGTAAACGAAAAGCGAGGAGATTGTGGCCACGAGTGGGTCAATGATTTGATCGAAAATCATCCCGTTTCCGCTCTGACAAAAATTTATTACAGGAATTGCTGGCGTCATCTGGCGAGATTTATTAGTGAGAAAAAAATAACCCTGCAAGCGTTTTCTCCATCCGATTGTGAAATCTATTTGAAATGGCGCCAAAGCCTTCCCCGCACGTCGGGCCGTAAGGCTGGACGCAACCAAGCGTGTGCGGATTTGAAGCTGCTCAAATGGATTCACCGCCAAGGCCGACTGCTTGGGAAAATGGACTCCGTCGCCCTTCTGGATTACCGAATTAAAAGAAGCCCGATCGCACGCATCAAACCTGTTTTTTCGGAGAATGAAGTTAAAATGGTAAGGAAGGCTCTGGCTGTGGAAGGCGTGCCCGAATGGATGCGAGTGAGCTTTGAGATCGCCCTGGCCACTGGCTGCCGCCTCCGCGAGACGCAGATCCCGCTCGACTGCGTGGACTTGAAAAATCGTGTGCTGACCTTCCCTACCCCCAAGGGCGGATCCGGCAAATCGTTCAGCATCCCCATCCCGGCCGCCATCGAACCTATGCTCGCCAGAATGAAAGCCGAGGGCCGCAAGATTACTTGCGAAGTCCCTCGCACGCGAGCCTCGCTTTGCTGGCGTCGCTTGCTGGATATATGCGGTCTTAAACGTCACTGCTTTCATTCCCTTCGGGTAACCCGTATAACTCGATTGCGCCTCTCGGGCTGCAGCCAATCTGTCGCGATGAGGCTCGTAAACCATAGCAGCTCACTGGTTCACGAACTTTACCAGCGGCACTGCGTAGACGATCTCCGCGATGCTGTGAACTTAGGCCAGTCTGCATCAGCCTCCACCGATCAAAATCAGACGGAATTACCTTTCCCGCGATCAGCGGAAATCCGGGCAGTGCCTGCATTTGCTTAATCCGTACGTAGCCGAACCCGTAAGCAGCGCCTAGTTGGCGAAGAGAAAGAGCTTGGTTCTCCTGGCGGAGTTTCATGGCAGTATCGTTGAGGCGCCCCAAGCTCATGGCGTATCTAGCTTGGCTCTCCCGATGCTCTTGCGAGCAGTTGGGTGACGAGTTGGGAAAGTGAAATCCGACGGGCTGCGGCCAGTTTCTGAGCTGCCTTTTTCAACGCCAGCGGCAAGACGATGTTCGTCTTTTCCGCTTTGTTACCATTGAGAGGACGGCGAGCCATACGCCTTGACTACGCATAGTCTGCGTATTGTCCACAACTTTCTTTTAGGTTGTTAAAGTTTTTTTCAAACTTGCGGGGCGTATAAATTACGCATACAATGTTGCCCTATGAAAAAGGTGAAAACAAACCTTACGATTGACCCAAAGGTAAAACGCAACGGCGAACGGCTGGCCAAGAAGGGCGGATTAAGTCTTTCCGCATTTATCACGACTTTGCTGGTGAAAGAACTGGCCAACGAAAAGAAACGCTAGGATTTGATTAGTTTGTAGTACGGCACTTTGCGGCAGTATTGGCCACGCGGGCCACGTGCTCCGACAGTTTTGGATACTTTAGCCACAGCAAAAGTTCGCCTTTCTGCTTTCTTCTTTTTGACCAGCTCCGTCAGCGTTCGATTGGCATGGCTTTTTGAATAGTTCCACATCTTTGCAATTTGAAGTGCCGACATCCAACCAGGCGGGATTTCCTCCACGCGTCGAGTTTTAATGTGCTCATTGAGCACCTCCGCCCAATCTTTTTCTAAACTGGCAGCCGCCATACTCCTCCGATTGGGCTGACCACGTTCACCGTGCATCCGTCACCGCCATCCAGATATTCCCCATAGGCTATCCCGTGCGACCAGCGGGTCACAGACCGCATCCGTCTGGCATATCCCATAGAGGCTATATCGGCCAAGCATCCGATTGACCATCCTACTGGCGCACCGATGCAACGGCCAGCAGCCCGATCAATGCGATGAAGATGACCCATTACAACGGGCCGACGGAGACATTCTACGTGGTCTCTGACGGCTGCCTCCGAGTGCATAAAACCATGCCCGAACGCTGTCCCGCCTAGGTCATGCCAGCCTGTTTCGATGTCGTACGGGATAAATTTTGCCCGGAGGTCTTTTGCTAGGTTGTGGATCTCCGACAGCGCAGACGTGCAACAGTGCGCCACAATGGCCGACGGCGAGCGTTGTAATGCGGTGAGGCGGTGTTCATGGTTTCCCTCAAAGATGAACTGTGGAGCCAGTTCTCGAACAAAATTCAGCCCAGCGTCGAAGTCCTCTCTGATGCTGTTCCCACGCTCCGGGCTGTCAGGATCCCGGCGGGCGCTACCCATAAGGCACGACAAATCTACAAAATCGCCAAGGTGGAGAGTCGTATCCCCTGGGCGGATCCACCTCCGCTTCATTTCCAGCGCAGCTTTGCAGGCTTCAGCGTTTGCCAGGTGTCCGTGGCTGCATGATACGGCCAGCCAGCGCTTCCATTTGCGGATTACTTTCATTGTTTATCCTGAGCGGACGGGAATCCTTCCAACACGGCGAGGATCTGACGGCAGCTCTCCCGCGATTGAGCGGCCGCCACCGTCTCGTCAGACGCTCCACGTAACGCAAGATCGCCGATGACGGAGAGCTGCATTTTTAACGTATGGACGTAGGTGCAGAGATCCAAAATCTCGTCCCACGCATCCTTCCACACCGGCCGCCGCCACAACGCACCACCGTGCTGCTCTTGGCCAGCGCGGTACTTGGCAGAAACGTCCCGCACCAAATCGGCAAGGATCCCATTCAAATGCTTCTCATGCTCTGGACTCATCATCTGGAACTCCACGGCCTGCCGCTGACTAGGTTTTTATTCTTCACCGCAAATCCTTTGACCACTAAGGGTTCGGTTTTTTGTTCCACACCATCGCGGGGAATGTCACGCCAGGTGGCGTATTCAGCAGCTTGCAGATGGCCCGTTTCCCAAGAGATTGCGGCCAGCTCAAACGTCAGCCCAACGTGCTCGCCAAGCCGGAAAGCGGTTTCGTCGTCCCAATCGGCTGCGTATAGATCCGCATTTTTTGGAGCTGGCTTAATGGGCACCCAATCAAACGCCAGCCCGTAGTTGTGATACGATTGCCCCGGCTTGGCCTTGGTCACGATCCGGCCGCCACTCGTCCTGCCTTTAGCGTACAGCGCGGCCTGCTTCTCCATGGTTCGCCTTCCGCAGTAAATAAGCGGGGTGATCCTGCTGGCCACCATTTCATTCAGCCATCCTCTCACCCGCTTTTGAAAGCCGACGTCTAGCGTATCAATGGATTGCAAAGTCCTAGAGCTGGCTTCAGCAAGGCTCGTCACTGATTCCTCGCTCGCTCTCTTTCAGTTTCCGCCAAGCTGTCAGAAAGCGCCTTGAGCGCCTGTGCATACAAATCTCTATAAGCCTGCGGGCAGGGTTTGTTTGTTCGTTCCGCTTTGTCCCAGGCATAGATGAAATAGCTGATGCTGTCCTGGCTGGGCGGCGGGCCGTCCTGCGTTTGCGATGTCGTGGCACAACTTGCCAATGCCAGACTAAGAATCAGTAGGAGGCCGATGCGTCCACCAGGCATTGATGTCCCTTTGTCTTTTGCGGCGTTCTAACTCAATCGCCTCGAAGTTTCGTTGGAGTGGCGATTTGCGTTTCAGGATCCACAGCACAATCCCAAACAACCCGCCCAGCGCCGTTAAGATACCGGCGATCATGGCCGACTACTTTCTGGAAAATCGTGACAAAAACTCAACTATGCGTCCGAGAGTCCGTTCCGGCTCATCTCCAGGGATGAACGCAGCCACGGCAGCAATCGCTCCAAGCAGAGCCGTAACTGCGCCAAGAGCGCCGAGCCAATCAATCTTTAATAGTGCGGGTATGAGTGTTTCCATGCCCCTTGCGCTATGTCAAAGGCCGATCCGACGTTTAATTAGTTCCCACGCCATAGAGCAAACTGCCCCGGCTACCAACGCGACTAGCCACAGGCGGGTTTTGATTGTGTGGGCATCCCGTTCCATTTGCGTGAGGCGGCCGTGATACTCTCCCAAGCTGGCTTGTGAGCGTTCCAGCATATCCATAATAACGCCCTGGCGGGTTTCGATTCTGGCGATGCTCTCACGGACAAGGCTCAATCGTTCCGCCAGTTCTGCCACTTGATCCGTGCTCATACTTTTTCAGCGCCTTCCGCAATCCGCACCCACTCCACGCCGTCCTTATCTGTCCAGCGTTCGATGAACCCTTCGGCTTCTAGGTAGCGGAGCTGACTTTGAAGCTCACGCCATTCGGCTGAATCGAAGCAATCCATTCACTTGGCCTTCCCCGCGTCCTCGGCCGCACTCATGTCGCTGTAACGTCCCAGGCCCGTGTTCTCAACCGGCCGTGGCGAACACGAGGAGAGCAAGATAGTGAGAAGGAGCAGTATCATTTACTCTTCAACTATTCCCCAAGACGAAAGACTATTAATTTCACTTTGTGTTATGTCGGCACCAGATGGAATAAATATAACAGAATAAACCTCATTTTGAAAAACTTGCCTAACAAATCCTGTTGATGTTGGGAATAGCGACCCGCTTGCTGATACTGGAAGTTCATACACAACATCAGTAATACCGCTTCCATCTGCGTCCGGAGCAGTTGGGCATTTCATTAGAGAAGTAACAAGAGTCAAACTACCCCAACTGCTTCCCTGACTTCCAATTTGCACAAAAAAACTACAAAAAGAATTTCTATTTATTTTAACTGCAGAATAACCACCGGACTCATAGTTGTGATAATATGTAAATAAATCGCCTGTGTTTATTATGGGAGAGGGATCCCATGTTGTTTGATTAAGCGTTGCATCAAATAATGTAATATCTCCTGATTGATACCATTTTGCCTTAAAAATAGATTTTGGAGTAATTGCAGAACTACCTCCGCTAAAAAATCCTCCCATTTTTTAGCCCTCTAAAATAACAAAATTATCGCCGGTTGTTGCACTAAGCCAATAAACTGCACTCGTGGGGCAAAATGAATCAAAAACAATACCAGAACCAGCAGACAACTGAATCCCTTGAGTCGTTGTGGGGGAAAATCCAATACCGATAGTTGCGCTTGTTGTGGATATGTTTTGAACTAAAAGATATTTGCGGGATGTATTTGTTACGGCAGTAGTTATTTGTGCAGTATTTGCCGTTGTGACAGAGCCAAATCTTGTTGCTAAGCCGCCCGATGGATTTTGCAATATAGAAGCAGTAACTGATCCAATTTGAGCCGTTCCGGCCGCCAACGCTGGCAACGATGCTAATGACGCAGGTTGCGTTGCTTGCCAGAATGTACCGCTAACTGGAACCGTTCCGTTGATGCTGGCAGTCACGGATCCTATCTGTGCTGTTCCAGCCGGCAGAGCTGGCAACGAACTAACTGTTACCGTTGTGCTGGCTAATGTAACAGCGTGAGCTGGGACAGATGCCAAACTAACGGGCTGAGTTGCTTGCCAGAATGTACCGCTAACTGGAACAGTTCCAGAGATTGATGCTGTGACGGAGCCAATCTGATTCGTGCCAGCCGCCAACGCTGGCAACGATGCCAAAGATGCGGGCTGCGTCGCCTGCCAGAATGTTCCGCTGACTGGAACAGTACCGCTGATTGATGCTGTCACGCTTCCAATCTGTGCCGTTCCCGCCCCAATGGTTACCGTTCCCCCGCCAATAGTAACTACGCCGATGCGGTTTGTGCCAGCAGGGAGAGCTGAACCGACGGTGACTGTGCCAGAGATGGGGAAAGAAGTGTAATCAAATACATAATTTTGTATTCCACCCGCTATTTCCACATAGGATGTTCCTGATAATACCGCAGTCACCGTGCCAGAGATGGCGGGCATAGAGCTGACTGTGACGGTTGTGCTGGCCAACTGATCGTCGTAATAGATGACTAAAGCGGCCGTGGTAGTCAGGCCAGCGGTAGTCGCCACCAGGGTGAGTGCGGTATTAGCGCCAGAGGTGAAGGCAGAGGCGGTGACGGAGCTATCGGCAAAGTTGTACATGATCCGCCCGCGATCCGCTGCGGTCACAAGCAAGAGCTGGTCGCGATCAATGTTTAGCCCGGTGAGCGTAAGCACGTTAGTGGCGGGCGAGTAAGAATAATTAGGCCAAATCTGCTTCATTTTCTAGTGCTCCTTGTCATCCGAGGGCGATTGCTAACGCCACGGCCGTGCCAGTGGTTACTCCGCCAGCCCCCGATCCGCCTCCACCCGTCACGATTGGCGTACCTACAGCCACGGTGATGCTGGCAGGCCCGCAAACTGTAGCAGTAATAGGCATTATTCAGTCACCTCGCCTGAGATAGTGACCGAGCCTTGCAAGAGGCGCACTTTAGTGGCGGCCGATGTGGTAAGTAATAGATCCCACTTTCCGCCGCTGATAGGTAGAGCTGAGGCCGTGACTGCGTTCAAAGCCAAGGTAAGACTGCCGGTCGTACCGGTTGCAGTAACAGCGGCGAATGACGCCAGCAAGTTGCCGTTGTAGGTATCGCGAATCTGAGCGGCGGCAGTTGCGCCAGTCAGTGAATAAGTCGCCCCTGTGCCGTCCTTAACCGCTATCTCCAAGGCAAGATCCACGCCTTGTTCGATAGTGAGATTATATACGCCAGCGGCCATACTTCTGGATGGCGTGTGTCAAAAGCTAGTAGCCGATGACAGTGATACGGAACGTAGCAGCCGACTGCGTTTTGCTTGCACCGATTGCGTTAATACAATCGATATGAATTTGATCAGTTGCCACTACATGCCCAAAAAATGAAAGTCCTTCGGTAAGTCCAGCAGGAAGCCCAAGAAGCACTATGTCGTTAACCGCGGCGCCTGTAACAGATACTGTAATAGAAGATGACGTAAAAGCTGGAAGGCTGCCAAAGTTTAATGATGTTGCTACATTTATGGTTTCCGTGGATTGTGGAAGAACGCCATAGGTCGTAGACGAGGAAAACAAGCCAAGACTTATAAGTCCAGAAACGACATTTATATTAGCCTGCGGGTTAGATTTTGATACAAAATTTGCATCAGTTTCAGTTTTTGTATAGTAAGCATCTCTCGCACCCGGAACGGTAGAGCCTGCTGTAATTAAATCTTTTCGGATAGTGGCCGTGCCTTGGAAAACTGTTTTAGGTGTTCCGCCTTGGGTAAGTTCTATTTCCAGCGTGGGTGTAATTGTGTTCTCGGTGGTATCTGCAAACGCATCCTCAACCTCCGCCGTGTTGATGGTAAGCGTGGTTTGACGCATCGGAATGAACTGGATCCCGCTGGCATCCAGGGTAAGCGCGGTCGTAATGTTAGTTAATCCAAGTCGGCCAGTAAATCCTATGATATACCCGCCCTTGCCGTTTTCTTGCACGCTGATGTTGGAAGTAACGGTAGTAATTCCTGCAGAGATGGCGGCTTGTACCGACACGGCCGACTGGAACAGCGGAATGGCTGTAGTGGTATTTGAGCCCCATATTAAGGCAAACGACCCACTGCGAGCCAACGGCCCCACCGCAAGTTCATACGTTTCGTTTTGCGTGGATGATCCATCCTGCAATTTTGTTAAAGAAATCTCGCTGGCTGTCGGTGTGACGGTAAATGTATCGGCATAAACAATTGGATTGCGGACTAGCTTTACTACTTGCTGAGCCGCTATATTTGCAGATGGATTGCGACGAGTGCTGACTAGCACTGAGCTGTTTGGAAAAAGCGTGAATGTCTCTGGGCTGAACGACATAGCCGTATTGGGCTGAGTGGCAGTAAGCAAATATGCGCCGTAGGATCCTTGACCATAGAGAGCAACGGTTGAGACGTTGTTTGATATAGCATTATAGACAGAGATTGCTGTGGCATTATATGCGATGGCAGACGAAGTCGTGCCATTAATCGCGAGCTTAAACGATCCGGCCGATGGTGTTTCCTCTATATTTCCAATTCCAGCTTTTAGGCTTGCCCCAGTGTAATCAATATCATCCAGCGATCCGTTTGCCTTTTTTTCAAGCAATCGCAAACGGAGTGTGTAAGCATCGTTTCTTGTTAGCGTAGGCAACGCCCCGCCAATTACGCTCCCGCCGTCGATTAACTGGCCGGAGGAGGTGTCGATGTACAGGTCTAGCGTTGATGGCATTTAGGATGAGCAAGTGTCAATTTGAGCGAAGTATTGATGAAACCTTAGAAGATATTCCACCATAAAATACATATATCTGGGGATAAATGCCTTGAAGATACCCATAACCACTCCAAATGCTTGGCGGGCCACTTGGATTGCCTGAAAATCCGAATTGTGATGCAAAAGGATTATTATCAGCAATCACATAATTGCTTGTTCCAACAAATCCACTAAAGTCTGTGTAAATTTGGCCTAATGTTGATGAGGAGATATCAATCACGCCGTCGGGCTTTCCATATATACGAAGTAAATCTTCGTATTTGAGTGCTTTGCTAGGTGTAGAACCGTCATTTACTGGCGTAGGTCGCCTAGGTCGCGTAGCTCCGCCTGCAACGGGGTAATAATAACTCACCCTCGTCCCGTCATAATGCGGCTCGACGTACATTCCGCTTCCCGCCGTTAGCTTATATTGCCGCAAAAGATCGGCGGCGTATTCAGTGCGATTGATGATGCCATTGATCAGATCGGTGGTCAGCCTTGTCCCGCTGGCCACTTTGGACAAGCGAGGCCGGATCATTGTGTGACAGCGTTAATGACCGCACCTTGATCCGTAAAATTGATGGTGATGTTGTTGCCAGCTACAGGCTTTTGGCTTTGTGCAACTAGCACAAGATCCTCAATGCGATCAATAATGCTGTTGATATAGTCCGATGATATCCCCACGCCATTTGTAGTTGCTCTTATCGTGCGTAGAGGCTGACTTTTGCCCGGCAGTTTTGGCGGTGAAGGATTTTCAGCCATAACCTAGAATGAGTAATTTACATCAGAGAAAGAGTTTACCCTGCCAAAATTAATTGTGCCGTCTGTTTGATAGAATATATCCGTGCCCTTAAAATACTCTGTAAATTGTTCTTCAATTTGATTGAAAAGGCCGCGCCGCTGAAAGCTGATTGACGATTGCACATACCCGGCATAAATATATTCTACAGATGGCGCGTAGTTAATTACTGGAGGTTGTGCAATTCCGCCCGGCCCCACTGGATTTGCCCTTAAATAAGATTCATAAGCCGCAGTAGCAATCGCTTGATTTTCAGCAACATTTTTTGTTCTTCGATATTCTCTGCCTCTTGGGTTTGGCGGCAACGCAGTTCCGTTAATACTTGCTGGCATAAGCCTTTTTGTAGGAAGGGTGAGGCTAGTACCGCCAAGATTGAGAGAAATATTCCCACCTTTTAGCACATCAAATAGCGAATCCTGCGTGATATACTTAACAACAACTGCCGCATCGGCTCCAAACACGCCAACACCAGGCTGTCCTACGGCTGTGATGTATGCGGCTGGCAGGCCAGAGGCTGTGTCCAGACCAACGTAGGTCACGCTCAGATCCGCAAGATCCCCGTCAATTGGGTTTACGGCCGTGGTCTCGACCAGCATTCTTGTATATTTGGCAGTTGCAGTAGAAAAAGCGCTGTGCGTTGTCCCGGCATCAGGCTCCAAGGACGCAATATCCGCAAGGCGAATGGTGTAATTTTCAACAAGCGTGACCAATCCGTCCACGGACGTCGATCTTGTCGACTTGCGGAGGATCTTACCTCCTGCGTTTAGCGTCGTATTGACTATGCTAGCGGCCATATCAATAAGCCGATTTCAAGATCGGCACTCCTAGTTTGTCGTCGATTTTGTTTAAGATATTTGAAACGATTTTCTGCATGGTATCAAAGCTATTGAGCAGATCGGTGTTTTGTTGCCTCTGCAAGTCGCCTTCAGTTTGCGTAAGAGCGTTGATCTTTTCATTGTCCCTGAAGCTACGGCGTTCCCCTGGCGTTGCGCCTAGCCCGGAAATCAGCGAAACGTCCGTCTGCCGCTGTTGTTGCTGCCTTTGAATATCGATCTGGCGAACTAAACCGCCCATGCCCAATCGTTCAGCGGAGGCTCTGGCCCTATCCAAGATGGTGCCGGATGCTTCCATTCCTCGCATGACCAGCTCGCGGTTCCTCATGGCTGTTTCTTTTTCTAGTTCCAGTACCCGCTTTTTTTCGTCACGGGCAAACTCCGCATCCCTTACCATGCGATCAAAAATCGTCTTTTCCCTGTTTTCTTTCAGGCGTGCTTGTTCTTGTATGCCGTATATTTCTTCATCATATAGGCTTTTATCTAGTTTGCGTTTTTCATCCGCCACTATTTTTGTTGAATCTTGCTCATCCATAGATACGGATGGCGCTGGTTTTGCTTCTCTTGCCTTGGGTTGAAGCGAGGCAACATGAGATAAAGATGCTGACTTTAATATCTCAGCGGCTCCCTTTGCATTTCCAGAAAATGCTTCCTTTATTGCAAAACCAACCATCGTGATTTCTTCTGAGAATTGCTGAAAACTTAAAATGACTGGATTTATATACGAGGCAAGTTGGCCAAAAATTTTGGTGAAAGTGTTTTGAAATATTTTTAAAGAATCCGACGCATCTGCAAGGCTTTGTATTTCCTCATTTGACCAAACTCCCATGGCGTTTCCTAGTTTTGCTATTTCATCTGGGCCCATCCTAAGAGTTTCCAATAAGGATGTGACGCTTTTTCCTGCAACATCTTGCGCTTTTGCAAAAGCCACTAATGGATCTTGGGTGTTTTGAATGGATCGGCTTAGCGCAAAAAACAAATCTTCTGGCGACATGCTTTTTAAATCCTGAACGCTCAAGCCTATGTTTTCAAAAGCCTTGACCATTCCAGTGTCTCCGCCAATCGCTTTGCCAGCATTTATGGCTAGCTTGTTCATTGATTTGGCTACGTCGTCTATTCCAGATCCAGACAAACTGGCAGCGTTTCCTATTTCTTGAAGTCCGCTTGCAGCCAGACCAAAACGATTGGCAAGATCCTGCAACTGATCACCCTTTTCAATTGCGCTGGAAAAACCTTCAATAATTTTATCAAAAGCAAATGCCCCTGCAATCATGCCGCCTATCTCTTTTGAGAACTTTCTAACTGATGATTGAGCAGCCGTCAGGCCACGATCAAAGCCGGATGCGTCTAAGGCAAGTTTTGCTGTGGCGACTGCGTCCATTATAGACCAGCTTTTTTGCTTTGATAAGCAGCGATGATGGAAAGCCGTTTGATCATTTTTACTACTTGTATGTCAATGGATTTCTGGACGGTAGATTTGCTGATGACGTTCGATATCCATGGGATCGTGTTTGTCATTGAGATGTAGGGCTTTGAAAAAACGCCTGCTTTTGTTAGCGACCTGTCCTCAACGCGGCCGCCGCCGGTGTGACGATATACCCATTTCGGTATGCCCCTGAATCCGCCAAGGATCCCCGCACAGACGGCCCAGCCGGATTTTGCGATACCTACATTTCCACGCTTTTGCTTAAAGTATCTGGCCAGTTCGGTTTCCTTTGTGACGATCTGGCGTACAAATTGATTTTTTGGCACTCGTCGATTCTTTCCAAACCTAGCATTTTCATGTGCGCTGCCTTTATCAAAATCGCCGATCCTAGTGTAAACGTAAGGCTTATAGTTTACGCGATCGATCAAAGCTTGCGCCTCGCTTTTTGCAGCGACGCCTTTCTTGCCTTTGTTGAATGATTTGCCCAGGACAAGCGCGGCCAACGCAGCGGCGGCCTGCTTGGCATTTTGTGTTGCCGTCTTTCCTTTTGCTAATGGCAACGATCCTATTTCACGAACGGCCGTGGGTGCTGACTTGTAAACTCGATCAATATCCCGCGTCACAGCCTTCTCGCCTACGGCCTTGGCCTTTGCATTTAGACCGAATGGCTGAGTGGAATTGGCAAGGCTGACGCAAAGCGAACGAGCCTGAATCCGCATTTCCTTGGCGGCTTCGATCTTCATGTTTCCAGTAAAAGCTTTAAATGCCTGCTGAAGTTTGATCGGATTGACGGTAAGGCTGGCGCTCATAGTCCTAACGCTTTCTCCATGTCACGGAGATCTGTGCCCACGACGGCATACGGGCGACGCAACTTTGCCCCGTTCATATACATAAACACATGCTCTGCCTGATGGACGATGTGCAGCGGAACTTCCCACAGAATCGTCATTAGTGGCCACCCGGTTTCTTTTGCCAGGACGAACACGCACGCGGCGGTTCCGCCTGGCGTTACCCGTTTCCCGGCGGCTGTGGCACGCCGGATGGGATTACGTTTACTTTAGATTTGTTCGACTCGTTAAGGATATTGGCCACTAGCAAGCTGGCAGTATCGCGATCTTCCTCCCCAAGATTCTCCGACCATTCCATCAGCCTTTCCCTAAAAGCATCCTGATCCCACGCCAACTTGATGGCTTCTTTCCTGCTCTTTGCCAGCAGAATGTGCAGATAGATAAATGCGTAAACAAAAAATATGGGGCTATCATTTTCGTTGCGAATCTGGATCATCAGCAAGCGACTGCCCTCCGTATAGGGCGCTAGTTTCTGATCCTTGAAATATTTGTCGGGCGATATGAATGCCTGATCCAGCTCCTGCAACAGATTCTCTTCGCTCATAATTTCTTTAGCATCGCCCGTTTCAGCTCTGGGCTCGCTCGCTCGCTGACCAAAAGCGTCTGACCGCCACGCTGAATTGATATGATGGGTTCAGCCCGTTTCATTAAGCCAAGCAGTGTCTCGCGGTTTTCAAGGGCTGCTCTTACGTAACGGATTGGCGATTCTGCGTCTGATTTCATTTCCGCCCAGGTGCGTTCCATTTCAGCTTTTGCCTCGTCGCCTTCAGATATGGTGAACCAGAATGTAAACTGGCGATGGCCGTCCTCTTTTACAATGCAAGTGACTGGATCCATGGGGCGCAACTTGGCGCCGAAAGCGGAAGCGGCCGCAGCCACTTTAATGTTTGTCGTTCCCCAGAAGCTATCGACCATTTTAGGATCTCATAAACCCGCCGGAGCGGGTTAGCTCATGTTAGGGAAGCGAGTCGCCGAAACGTCCACCGTGACAAACCCGTCAGAGGCTCGGTTTACGGTCACGCTGTCCACAATAATTTTTCCGCCGGTGCTGGCAGCGTTAGCAAGGGTGGTTAGAACAGCGCCAGCCGTAGTAGCATAGGTGCCCGTGATGGTTGTGGAGAAGGCAAAGGTATCAGTTGGGTTATACATAGCAGCACCAACTACCTCGCCGCTTTGGTTTCTAACTTCCGCACGTTCGACGTTGCGGGTTTCTGTAAAAGATTGTACGAGGCCGCCAGATTCCGCAGAGATGCCGAATTGTAGGCCAGAAGTTCCGATTGTTGTGGCTGCCATATTGCCTTAAAATTTATGTCAACTGGCGATCGAATTAGGATACGCGATGACTGCTAGTTTGTAGGTGCGACGCATCGTTCGCTCCTCATCATCGGCTTCTGGCTCAACTGATTCTAGTTTAGCGTTAAAACAACGGGCTGATCCGATGGCTGTGGTGGCGTTTAATCGCGTGGCTAGCGGGCTAGAATCATAGAAAACCTGCAAGATCTTGGAACATTTTTGAGTGTGAGCGTCCACGGTTGTGTCGTCATATCTATCATTTACAACAATTTCAACTGGCACGCTAAATACGCCAGATCCTTGCACCGGCTCCTCTGTTCCTAGCGTCGCCTTTATGACAATAGATGGTGGCACATTCTCCGTTTTATCGTGCGACAAGTGATACGTCGGCCCGGTAACGGTGGCGGATAGAATCTCTTGAAAAGCAGCTTCAATTAGACGATCAAGCATTGTGACAGCGGCCATGGTTACAGCTCCACGTCAACGCGGCCTGGCCATGAGGCAACGTTGTCCTGCTGCCATTGTTCTTTCTGTGGCAGGAAATAAGTAAGGCGATCTTTACGCAAGGCAGACGCCAGTATGGCCGGAGCTGAGTTAATCGTCATAAACTTGTCGGCGTGCTTAATGGCTTGCGCCATTTCGACAACTGATTGAGCCGTCCAATGTCTTTTATGAAAGTAGTATTGGCTTTCGCACATAATCACATAATCGCCCATCAGCTCTTCCGCTTTTTGTAGAATATCCAAGGTTGGATAATTCCATGCTTGGCTAATTCCTAGCGGAGCCAGAAGGTTGTATTGATCGGGCAAGCCAGGTGGCGGCCCGTCGGGTACGCGATCCAAAACGATCTTGCGATCAGCTTCAACAATCGCTGGATGTTGGTATACGAAATCCATCCATGACAATCCTGAATTTCGAAATTCGTTGTATCGATTGGGCCAGATTTCTAGCTCCATACGTTCGCCCTTGCCTTCCCCTGGCGCCACCCAACTAGCATAAGAAACAAGATCTAGAACTCCCGCGTATTTCGGAAGGCATTCAATTTGCACTTCGTCTTTTTGCGCTAGATACTTGGCGGCGGGCAAGCATTGCAACACGTCGCCTAACCGCTGATGATAAATAATGGTTTTCAATTTCGTTCAGCAATAACCGTGATGATGTTTGCTTTTCCGTCAGGCAACGTGCCGCGAATCTTATCCTCTGGGCATCCTGTCCAAGTGACGGTATAATCAGAATAAGAAAGCAAGGTTCGCAACCCGCGCTCGTTAAAGTGATGATAGTGCTCGTTTTGCCTTCGGTGTTTCCAGTTGCGAAAAGAATCTGCGCCAGCCGTTTCGTGAAGCAGCGGGCAAGAAATCACAACTGCCTCTGCTCGCAGGCCGCGAAGTGTCCCACTTAGATCCGCATCTTCAAAGTGCTCCAAGCTGTCAAAAAATGTGACGATGCCTACTGACTTTGATATGGTTTCACTACGCCCTACTCCTCCGGGTAACGGATACCCGCTAATGTCGTATCCAAACGCCTTGTGATCTCTGGCGTGGCAGTGACGCAAAAAGTCTCCGTTCCCGTAGCCAACATCTAACACGCTAGAGAAGTTGCCAAAATAAGAACGGATTACATCGTAACGCAAAGCGCTCATGGCCTTCGTAGTAGTATAGGTGTCGTAGCGCTCTTTAACGTAAGCAATATCGTACGATGGGCCTTGGCCTGTTCGCTCTTCTTGCCACCAATGACCAGCGTGAATCCTGCGGTACCCTTCAATCACGGATTTCTCTCCTTGAATATCTTTTCACCCAGCTCGTAGTTTCCTTTTGCGTTATGGCGTTTAAATTCCGCATCCTGTGCCGCACCCGTAAAGAGCGGATTATTGTGAGTGAATACGATGTCCTTGGCGGGAATGATCACACCGTCGTATGCAGCTCTTTTTGAAAATTCGTTGTCGCTAAAGATTCCAGAGCATGCGTCATACTCAGCAGCAAACATAGCACCCTGATCTTGCAGCCGAGCTTTGGTGAGGATTGCCATACACAACAGATCGTCTTTGCGATGCCCGTCAGATATAGCCAACACCTTCGGCTTGCTGGTATCGCCAATCCTGTCGGTGATTATTTTGTCCCAGTGTAGCGGAGGATCCCAATCGTCGGATCCTTGGATGAGGATATCCCCACGTGCTACTTCTGCCGCCCTGTTCCAAGCGGCAACGCATCCGCCCTTACCTTTTACAATCCCCCAATTTTTCAGCATGTCGGCCCTAGGATCGTCATCATCGACTGAGTAGATCCACTCAACTGAGGCTGGATCTGCCGCTTTTTTCATCCACAAGATGCGGGCGTTGATAGCTTCTTGTGGCCTGCCGCGAGTGGCGTGACATACGCTGATCTTCACTGGCTTCTGTGCCCGCCACATGTTCTCGATCTTCTCAGCCTCTGTTGTGTCGCCCACGGCTTTGCAGGCCGCTAGGTAAAGATCAATGCACTCAAAGTCGTACACAGTGCGTTGAGCGTTCCAGATTTTTACTCCAGGATCGGGCTGAACCATAGCCGATTTTAGTAAGTGGTAAGCCTGCAACCATGCGCCTACGCTCGCCTCTTCCCTGGCTAAAAAGTAAATCGCCTCTCTTCGCCCGGGGTTCATCTGATGGGCCTTTTGGTATAGGCCGATCCTGACGGTGCGATCTTGTGTGGCTGTGGCCTGATTGCAGGCGGCCTCGTAAGCCAGCGTTGCCTCTTGCCCAGGCCAGACGGCCGCAACGTGTGACCAAGGCTCTGATTCTGTCCTGCGATTTCCTAAGAAAAGTTCCTGCTGGTAGTAGTACGCATACTTGCCTGCTTCGCTTAACTGGCCCTGAAGAATGCGGAGATTGCGATCGGCGCTGTTTGGCTTATATCCGCCTGGGTGATGCTCTACCCATACCGCCTGCTCGCCTACAGATTCCAGCCCAGCGTTAGGCAACAGCGCCTCATGCACGGCATAATGCCACCTACCAGACCATGCGCCGTCTATACGCCGCACCATCCTTTCCCTTACCGGCCTCAATTTGGCGTTTAAAACTTCATATACGCCTGCATAGATGCCGAGCTTGGGATTCTTCTCAAAAGCATCCACAGCCCTTTTAATTGCGTTTTTGAGGTCTTTATGAGGCAAGTCGTCACAATCGACCCAAACCGCGTAGTCGCCAGTACAGGCATCCAAGGCGGTATTACGGGCGGCGGCAAAGTTATCGACGTGGGGCCAGCTCGCCCCTGCCGGTGCGTTTTTATATTCAACTATCCTAGCGCCTGAGCTTTCCGCAATTGCCCGCGTGCCGTCGTCAGGTCGGCCGCCCTGGGCAATGCAGACCACTAGCTCGTCGCAGAATGGCTTGAACGCGGTAAGGCAGCGGTCAATAAATTGCGCCTCGTGCCCGGCGATCATGTAGATGGAGATTTTAGGATTTCGAGTGGCCACGGTTAAATCTCTCTCAAACCGAGCACGTAACTACCGATAGAAGTATCAATGGAGGCCACCCGATAGCTGACCGAGTTGGCCAGCAGAATAGATCCAATCGTAGGAGCTGTGGCTAAGTTCGCCACGTCGATAGTAAAAGTGGAGTTAAGATCCAGATCAAAGCCGCCCAGCTCCACGCTTTCTTTGCGGGTGATTGTCGAAAGGATGCCAGTAACGCTTGTCGATCCGATGGTGGCCGCCGTGCCAGTTTGAATATAAAGAGCAGCCAAACTTTCCTTTAGGCACTCTGTAAATTCAGACATGAGAGGATTTCTTAAAGTGGAAAGGGCGGTGAGCCTTTCAGCCCACCGCCCTCCCCGAGTGAATTAGCTACCGTTGATACGCACGAGGCTGTTGGTCTCGCCGGCCTTCACGCCGTAAATGAGGCAGTAGGTTCTGCTGAGCTGTCCGGTTTGGACAGAATAGGCTTCCCGTACTTGGACAGAAAGTCCGGTGCGGGGTTCCGTCACCACGCTGATGTCGCCGGGGATCGGAACGCCAGTGGGGATTTCGGGAACGCGGGCTGCAATTAAGAGCGCTTCACGTTGAGCGAAGAATCCGCCGAGGGTGATGCTGTTGGAAGGCACCGCGCTGTACATGTTGATGTTAAACCCGGCAACGGATCCGATTCCGGCCGTGCGGGATTGTTCACCGCTGATCTGAGCATTCGCCACGATGGTCGAATCATTCAAAAGACGACCATAGAAGGAGGGAGCCAGAACCGCGTACCGATCGTGTTGAGGCACGTTGGCGTTGTTGAGGGTGATTCCAGCCGATACAACGGATGCGTAGCTAAAGGATGACGAAGCAACCGTCAATGCGCTGGTGTAGCTGGTGGAGGTGACGAGCGTGAGCAAGTCGCCAACCATCTGCAAGCCGAGAGCGTGAGCGGCCGCACCGGCAAACCGTTCGATTAGGTTGATGTTTGAGCTGGTACGTTCTGCATCGTCCACCGAATAGGTAACGTGCTTGAACTTATTGAGGGTGATCTGCACGTCCGTCTGAGTTGTCGCGGTCGCTACGTAACCATTAGCCTGGGAATAATCCTGGGCGGTTGTCGCAGAAATGCGGTGGGTGTAGATCGATGCGTTGTATTTAGCCGCTTCGCTGCTGAAATCCGTGACGGAGTTCTTAAGGAAGCTGTAATCTGCCACGAGGATTTCCAGAGCCCTCTGAGCGATTACATTGGCATTCGTTGTTCCGATTGTATTGGCCATTGTAGTGTTCTCCTAGTGGACTGGATTACAGTCCGAGTTTGCGAAGTAGTTCCGACCGACGGGCCGGATTCTTTTCCGCGTTGAATTGATTGAGGATTTCTGCCCGGCCGAGCGGTTGGCTCGATTCAGCGGGAACCGCCACTGCGCCAGCAGCGTCGGCCTTGGCTTTCTCCAAAGTGGTAGAAATTTTTTCGTCAGACTTGGCGCTCATTCCGTAAGGCTTGGCCATGTCTTCGGCGGGAGCTGCAGGAGCTTCGCCCGCCTCTGCGCCTTGTTCTCCGGCAATATCTGCCTTTTGAAGGGCGATCATCGAATCAATTTTTACGGAAAGAGCCGTCAACATTCCTACAACGTCCGTGAGAGTAGGCTCAGCCATTTTTTCAGCAGGCTTGTCGGCGGGCACTTCAGCCAGTTCGGCTTTAGGCGCTTCGACAATTGCGGGAGTTGCAACGGCGGGAGCTTCAGGCGCGGGAGCTGCCACAACGGCAGGCTCGCTCAGCTCTTTTTTGACTTCGACAGGTGCTTCGATCATTTGAAGTTTTTTCATGTCAACTGCACAGAAGGCAGAAAACATTCCCGCTGGGTTTGCGGCTGGCGTGCTAACTACGCTGATATCGTAAATTTCAGTTACCCTAGCGAAACGATCGCCAGCAATCTGTTCGGGTACTCCGCTGAACGTAAGAGATAGGCCAAACCCCTCCGGCAACACTTGAGCCAAGTGCTGAACAAACTGCGCCTCGTTTGTGTTAAACAAGGTCAGATCACCCATTAGGCGATCGCCCTCGATCTTAAATCCGTCGATATAACCGAGGATCCCGGAAACTTCTGCCCCGTGACCCATGGTGACTTTGATTCGCTTCATGGTCAGCGCCACGGCCAGCGCTTGTTCAAGTGAAGTTTGATCAATCAGCAGGTTGTGCCCCTTGGCCTCGCCTACCGTTAGGATGGATACGTTATAGAGTTTGTTGGCCATGCTGGCCAACAGGTGTCAAATCAGTTTCGGCTTAAAACTGGATCAGGAAAGATGGGTGAAAGCTGGACGGATTGCCCGGGATCCGGCGGTGTATTTAAGTCATGCATGGCCATTTTTATGGCTACGGCCAAAGCCTCGGCGCCATCCATTCTCTTCATATACAGCATTTGATTATTCAATCCGCCAAACTTTAGTTCAACAAATGGGCGGCCATATCCGCGAAAAGCCACCCAAGCAACCCAAAGAGATGCTAAAAAAATGATTGCCCCAGTAAGTATCCAATCTTCTGAAACTAAAATGGCCCCCATCAATAGCCCAAAAGCACCAAGCAAAAACCACATTAATTTCACAATGACTCCGCTATTGTCGCGGCCGTGACTTACTCCATGTATCGTCGCTAGATTGAACGCTTGATTATATGGATGCCCCAAAGTGACCATACTTTTAGTCACGCTGATTGTATCGTCGTAATAGTATAACTTGGAAGAATCTAAATCTGGCTGATTAGACCCAAGCCTGTTCATGCTCTGATCCTATGGTAAGAGCCGGTGCGGACAACTATTTTTTACGGGTAGTTCTTGGTTTCTTATCTTTTAAGCCGACGGCCTTGGCAACCATATCTAGTTCCTTGGCAGAGAGGTTAAAGTCTGGATCATCTCTCATAGTGAAACTTTCCGACGCTTCTTTAACAGGTTCGGGAATTTTGGCCGACAGCTCCGCATCCGGCCCAGCGTTCGGATCTTTTTCTGGATTTGCGGGCGTAGGTTCGTCGATTGCAGGCGCTTCGGCTGCTGGCTCTTGTGGAGCTGACGCACTCTCTCCGCCTGTTGCAGTAGCAGATTTCGTCGGCGCACCTTTTGCAATTCTTTCGGCATCGTCTTGATTCATTCCAAAAATTGAAACAAGAATAACAACGGCTTGCTCTGGGCTGACTAATCCTTGGCCAATCGATTGCAATAATGCTGTAAGGCTTTGCGCTCCACCGACACCAATCTTTGTGATCAATGGCTCAGGCTGTGCTTCGCCGCCGCCAAGATAAGCCTGCTCAATTTTTCTTTGATCGGATACCTCCATCCAATCCATCCCAAGTTCACCAAAATAATCCGAAAGCGTAGTTAGTCCGGCTTTGTAGTCCTCTCGCGATTGCTGTGCTTCGCGCCCAGCGTCCACGGTCAGCGACTTCGGCGTTTGCCACGTAACCTTGGCGTAATCTTCGACGGCCGGTAGATCTCCATTTGCAATCGCGCCACCAATGAAGTAACGCCATGCGCGGGTGCAGAATCTATCGATCAGCAAGCGTTGCCGTTGTTCAAATCTGCGTTGCGCCTTGGCTACAATAAACCGCATTCCGGCACCGCCAACGCTTGCTGGGTCGTAAACAAACTCAACCGGCAAGCCTAGGCCCATAGCCACATCGCGGATCAGAAACTTGGCGAACGGTTCAAAGCCAGCGTGCGGCCGGTTCGGCCCAATCATCTCAATCTTTTCGCCAGGTGAAAGGCGCGGAATAGTTGCCGAGCTTGTAATTTCTTCACGGGCGATAGTCGCTTCGCCAGAGTCTTGCGCCTGCACGGTTCCAAAGAATCCGCCCTGCCCGGCCAGCTCGTCGCCTTGGTCGGTGGTAATGACTGCCGCAATCGATCCCTGCAATTTCAATGCGTCCTTCTCAAACTCACCAAGCATCTTAAGATCCCGAACGTGGTTTAATGCGCGAGCGAGTGAAGAACCTCCGCGAATCTGATCAGGCCGTTCTAGCTCCATCAGGTGAATCACAGTCTCTGCGCTTAGCTTGCGATACAATTCGCCTGTCTGAACAAGGTACGCGGTAGGCTCGCCAAGTTTGCCAAGAAACACGCCGTCGGCCGTTCCGTAGTCGTCGCCTTCGCAAACTCTGTGTCCTTCGACGATTTGCAGTTTGCCCTTCTCCGTCATCACGACAAACACGTCGCCATCCACGTCGATCGATCGCGAAAGCGCCAGCAGCATATCCGTCCAAGTCATCCGGCCGGTGACTTCGGGTGATGGTGCCACCATGTCCCGCCAGTATTCCTCACACAATCTGCCAAATTCTTGATCAGCTCCGCGATATTGCGGGCGTAATCCTGGGCCGATTGAGTAGGTGGCAATCGAATCCACCGCCCCTTTAATCAGCCCCACGTTGCGGTACATGTGTCGAGCCAGTTTGAGCAGCTCAGTCCGAGTGGCTTCGTTTAGATCCAACCGAGAATCGCGAGCATGCGCTCCGTAAATGACTGGCCGTTTACGTGAAAAGCCTGCGCCCTCGTAAGGCTGGAACGTGCTGATGCCTGCACCAAATCCAGCGCCAAACGCTTTAATGCCTGCCCCCATCCGAGCCACGAGTGAAAGTTTCTGTGCCATAATTAGCTATCCAGAATGTAAGAAAATGAGGCGCTGGTGCGTGTGACCTGTACGCCATTTAGGTAATCGATTGCGGCCTGAAATAGTTCAACCCGCTCTGTCGGTTTTAGATCTATCTGAAAGCTGGCTGACTGGCCACCGGCTGACGTTCCAATCAAAGCACGGCCGGCCGCTGCTCCCGTCATGGCCGCGTTGCGGTCATTCGCCAGATTAGTCAGGGCACTTGCGGTAACCCCGGAGGCTTGTGCCAGGTAGTTTGTCGCAACGGCCCGCGTGAGTCTGCGGGAGATAGCCATCACGTCGCAACGGGTGTCAACGATTCCTCGTCGAGTGATGCGGTAGGTCGAATGACTTTTCCGTAGACGGCAAAGCCAGCTAGGTAAGTTTCGCAATCGTATAAGTGATCCTGCCTGCTTTTGATCCGTATCCATTCGTAGTGATCGCGCCCTGTCTTGCGGTTAATCCGATGCACCTTTTTGTGGCTGCTCATGTGCTCGCGGTAGTCTGGGCTTACGTCATGTGCAATTTCCCAGCGTGGCCCCTGCCCTCTTCGCAACCATGCCAGCATATCCTGGCAAGCTGGAGAACTTAGAAGCAAAAGCATGCAGCCTGCGTCAGTAGGTTGCTCGGCTGAGTGTACTGACTTCATCCGCCCACGTGGCGTTTCGATCCAGTAAGCTGGGCGTTCTTCGCCCTTCAATGCTTTCCACTTATAGCGGGCACAGCATCTATATGAATCCTGAGTCTCATAACCTGAATCTAAAATTGTGTGCTGCGGTTGCACTCCCAACTCATGCAGATGTTGCGCCACGTCCTCAATCGTTCGTGCCCGGCCTTCGTCAATCAGCCTACTCGTTCCATCCCTAGCAAATGCTCTTACTACAAACCAATACTCGTCGATCTGTCTGTCTATGGCCGCAAGTTTGATATGTTCCGTTTCCCAATTCTGCTTTTTGGCAAATGCACCCGCTGGAATGTCGATTGCTTTATCATCATCAAACTGATCTTCCCATGGCATCGCGCTCCATCCGTTCACGAATCCTTGCAAGCCGTGTAGGTAATGCTTTTGAGTTAGGAACTGTTTGGCGCAGTCGGCAAAGGTGACGGTCGGCGAGTACCAGCTAGGCAGTCGCATGCTTCGCCTGCCGCGTTCTGCGTTTGGATTTGCCGCCACCCACTTGCCCTGCTCGACTGCTGCTCGTCGATGGCCTTCATTCCATGGCTCGTTACACTTAGTACAATGATATGCCGCGGTCTCTCCGACTTTCTGCAAGTCCCATTTGCCGTCTGGATTGCGTGCGCTGTCTGCCCAACGCACTTGCCCAAACTCCATCGCTTGAAATTCACCGCAAGCGTGGCAAGGCACGTGGAAAGTTTCCTGCGTTCCGGCCTGATAGTTCTGCCAAATGTCGCCAGTTGAAAGCGTGGGCGTGCTAGTCAGCACGTGCTTGCGATTGGGAAAAGCTTTTGTGCGTTCTAGCGCCAGATTGTAAGCGGCCGCTTCGCGTTCGGTCGGTGGCGCAAACTTGTCCAGCTCGTCCAGTACCGCGATGCAGATCGGGCGTGAGCTGATGTTGGCCGGGCTATTTGATCCGACCAAGCTGAGAGTCATGCTGGTAAATTGCATTTCTAGGATTTTAAAATCGTCGCTGTCGTATGGGAACAGTGCACGCACCGGCTTGCACTTCTCAAAGATCGGAGTCAGTCGCGTTTCGCTGTAGCTCCTAGCCAGATCCGCGTTAGGCATTACGAGCAGAGCTGGCGCTGGATCGTTTGCGATTCTGTACGCCAGCCAGATAGCCAGAGTCAGAGTCTTGCCTGTCTGTGATCCCCAGCAAAGGCTAACGGTATGAACGCCAGGATCGGCCAATGCTTCCAATACGCCAGCCACGTAAGGCGTGTACTTAGTCGAGTAAAGACCTGGGCGAGCCGTGATCCTGCTATCTAGCTGAATGTTTTTTTCGGCCCACTCGATGACGGACGGCGGCGGTTCAAAGTTCCAGCGGTCGCGCTCGCGTTTGAGTAGCTGTTCAGCCGCCTTCACAGCGCAGCCTGCACTTGTCGCATGACTTGCCCCACCTCGTTCTCGACCTCTTTCTGAATCTCGGCGGCTGGACGGTGGGCGCAGATAGGCGCTAGGCGCTTGGGCATGCCAAGCAGTAGCGGGATTAGTGCGTTAGTCCGGCGTGCCAGTATCTTGTCTGCCTCGTCGATCGGTACCATCTTGCCCTCCGCCTCGTTAATGTCGGGCCGGTCGCCCTTCATTTTTCGCAGTGCTTCAACGACGCGGGTGTAATCGCCTATCAGTGACGACCGCTCCGGCCCGCTTGCCTCCTTGGCTGCCTCGCCCAAGGTGGCAGCCAGTGATTCAAGTCGATCAATCTCGCCGTCTAATCCTATCCCAGCGATCGGCTTCATAGGTTTTGCTGGCGCAACCGCCTGCCCCTTTTCAAGCTGGCGCCGAGCCTGCCGCAAACCGACGCCAGTAGCGGCGGCTTGAGCGAGAATTGCGGTGTTTGGTCGTCGTCCCATAACGTCATTCAATGTTTTTGCAAAAAACTCAAGTAATTACCGAATGTCTTTGCCATCGCGAGCTGTTGCAAAATTTTAAAAGATTCCTTAGGCACTTACGCAAGCTCATCTAGGCTAAGCCGTGCCCCCGGTGCCCCTCAGGTCGTTGTAAGTCTTTACAATGGGTTCGGCCTCGGCAAGAAATTGCTCCTTTAACGCCTTATCTTGAGCAATAAATTTTGCACCTCTTGAAGCAAGCCACTGCCTTGCTTTCATAATAGGAAACAAGAAGTGCTTGGGTTCGCTTGGCTCACTGACTGTGATCGGATCGGGCATGATGCCGATACGTAAATACGTTTGACGCATCAGACTGGGATCGGCTTCGCCATTCGTTAGCTTCTGCTGAGCTGCGGCGACTTTCTCATAACGCTTGCCGACTTCCTCTGTGATCCCTGCCTCTTTGCATAGATCGACAATGTTATCGCCGTTGGTGCGTGCCTGATGAATGATCTCGCCAGCTTCCGCTGCCAAGCCAATCGTCTTGCCAATCAGCTCTAACGCCTTGTCGCGTGTTACGTTTAGTTTGTTAATTACTGGGGTTAGTTTCATTTCTTAATGCCTTTCTGTAAGGCGGCCATATTAAATTTAGGCGCTTCACGCCGCCGCTTGGCGTGGACGCGGTATGCTCGTTTACGGTAGGATTCACGAGCCTTCTCGCTCTTTTGCGATCGTGCCCTTATGCCCAACCGGTCATAGACTTCTGTGACTTTCTTGCTGATCGCCTGCTTGGTAATGCCGTACCGTTTAGCCACGGCCGTCATAGATTCAGGCGACCGATTCAGCGATATGTTTAGTACTGCATGCCCTAGCGTATCAGTCCGATTAGCCATAGCCGGGTGATCGGCAGACTTATCCATCAAGTGCTCTATCACTTTTGTGATAGTCGCAACCGATGACGTGGTGACGGTGATCTTCAGCGCATCGCATGACTCAAAGACCAGATCCTGCAAACTATCCATCATCAACGCTGGGTGCGGTATGTTGGCCGGAATACGTTCGATTGCTTCCTGATCTATCATACGCAACCCTCAAGATCGAAATCACCCTCAACCCTCACCCTCAAGATCCCCCTTAATAGGGGGGATCTTGAAGGTGGTGGTATCAAGTTAATTTGAGTGGCACTCAAGTTAATTTGAGGGTTAGAAAGGCTGATCATTTAAACCCCCCTTGATTTGATACTTTCCGTCAACTTCACATATAAAATCATCAGCCTTACCGTCAGATACATAGCGCTCGGCAGTTTGAGTTGATTTCCCAGTATGATCTTTAACCCACCTAACTAGGTCAGCCCATGAACACGGCATAATTCCGCACCTCCGCCAATCAACAGTTGGAGCCTTTGGCCCCGGCTTCTTCTTTTCGGGTGCTTCTGACTCAAACCAAGCCATCCCCTTGTCGGCGTGCTTAAGGTGGACTAGCGGCTGCGTCTTGCTGGCAATTAAATCGCTCGCAGTAAGGCCAGAACGTAGCCCAGATCGCTTTCCGCGCTTGGTCACCTCTAGTTTGTAGGTATACGTTCCTTGCTCATCCTGGCCACAAGGCGACAACATTAACACGGCTCTCGCCCAATTCGTCAGCTCGCTCGATCCAAACCCGCTGTATGCCTTGTCGTGCCCCTGATAGCCACTGCCATCCCGTGTTGGCTTTGGCGTATGGTGCATGAGCATCCAGGCAAACCCAGCCGACAATGCCAGCGGGTTCAGCATGTTGCGCAAAAAGCCACCGGCCGTCTCTTGGCTGGATAAATCGCCACCGATAAACGCCAGCAGCGGATCAACCCACGCCAGATGCGGCTTGTGCTTTTCGACAAGGCGACGCATCCGATCCACAAACCGCTCCCCTGTCGACGTACAGTCACGAACGATCACGATGTTTTCCTTCACTTGTTGAAGCTCGTCTTGAGTAAGGTTTAATGCCTTCAAAATGCCCTGCAACGCCTCCGCCACGTCGCCTTCATCGTTCTCAGCCTGCACAATCAGCGACTTCAACGGCTTGCCGTGCGGCGATATGCCAAACAAATCACGGCCGCACGCCCAAGTAATAGCCGCTTGTAAGCACAGCACGCTCTTTCCAAGTCCACTGCTGCCCACCCACAAGGCGGATCCGCCACGGCAAATCCATCGCTTGCCTAGCAGTTGCGTTGGATCGGCGTCCTCCTTAAAATTGACCAAGTCCTCCCACTTATACGGCTCTGGAATATCGCCGTAGATAGTGCGCTCTTGCCATTCGATGTAGGTGAGCGTCGGAGCGCCACACTCGACCAACTCTTGCTGCTGGCCGGTGGCCGTCCTCATAGCACCGGGCAACCTGGACAACCGCCCGGCGTCCTTGTTGGCAGGATCTAGCTTGGTGTGTTCTAGGTGCTTGTAAATAAACGCCACACGCTCGGCAAACTCCTTGGCATTGGCTGCCCGCACATCGACAAAAGCATGCAGGCTACGTGAACCGCTCTTAATAATGGCGGAGGTAGGCAGGCCGCTCCGTTTGATAATTGCCCACTGTTCCTGCAACGTGCTTTCGTCAAACTCGATTAGACAGTGCCGGTATTTTGTGACGTGCTCTGCAGCCCGCCCGTTCCCATTGTTAGCGTTGATCGACACATACACGCCGACGGCAGATCCTTGCCATTCCTTCAGCCCGTCGCCCTTAAAAATTTCAAGCCACTCCTCCCGGCTTCTCGTTTCACCGCTACCGTCCGGCCGCTCGCGGTCGCCGTCCTTAATCGATCGGCATATATTGATCTGATCGCCCACGTCAAAGCATGTAGTCAGAAACTTATCGACCGGCCCGCTTTCCACGCTGATCGGCATAGGCGGCACAGGCAAATCCTCACGCACGATTGCCCCATTCTGATAACCGTACTTAGCTTTCGGCGTCCACGCCTCCCTGGCTGGCTTCGTGTAGGCTGACTTGACGGCCGCCACTGCCTCTTTCTGCGTCAGACCAAACTTAGCGCCCCAGATTTCGGCCTCCGTCTCAGCATCGAACTGCGACAAGCCTTGGTCACGAAATTGCAACGCCATCTTGAAAAGCTCGGTATTCCGATGCCCTTCCGGCGCCCCGTTGTGGTAAATCGCTTCCGTAGCTGGCGGGAGTGCGATCATTTTTTGGAAAACCCTTCCAACGCCATTGCAATTACGTACTGAATCACTGCCTCTTCATCTTTTTTTAGCTGCCTTAGCCCAAATGCGTGCAACGCCTTCGCTGTTTTGGCGTCATAGCTTACGTCGACTAAAACTTGCTTTGGCGCAGGCCGTGCTTTTCCAAAAGTAATTTTGCCCAAATCCTTCATTTGCCTTTCGCCTCCATCGCCTTTGCCTTATGCTCCTCGGCTCGCTTCAGCATCTCCTTGCAAATCGTGATCGCCAGATCCAGCCGGGTACGCACGGCCTGATACTGCTCTTTGAGCAGATTCTTTTTCGCACGCTCAAGAATTTCGAGGTGCCAGGTAAGGCGTTTTACGGACATAAACGCTCCTTAAATATAGCGAAAGCTATATCAAATGTTTTCTTGGACATTTCCTCGGTAAACATTTTTGGCTCAACCGATACGTGTTTTCGCTCTTCTTGAATTATGTGAAAGAAAAGCGGCCAGATAGAATCTGTGTAAAAGAATGCAATTATATCCACCTCATCTTCACTGTATTTTGTTTTTTCATATCTGCCCTTGCAAACAGATCCACGCACCATGCCGTTTTTTATGTCCTCAGAAGTTTTTACATTAATAACGCATAGGTGTTTATTATGTTTCAGCCACACATCCCCAGAATCTTGGCCATGCAGTTGTGTAGCCTTAAACCCCATCCTTAAAAGCATTCCGACGCAAAGTGGCTCATGTGCGTATCCTTGATCAAGATTGGATGAAGTTGATCTTGTTTCGGTAATGGCTTCCTGAAAAAGAGTTGTCTGTGTCATTTCTTTACTTTTTTTGTAAAAACCGCAACCCAGCCCCGCCGTCGTTTTGATAGAATATATTCGTCTACGTATTTGTATTGATAATTGAGCGAGTTTATTACGTCCACAATGTCGCCAATTTCCTTTAAATAACTTTTCTCTTTTTCCCTATGCAAAAAGATTGCAGTCCATTGCTTTGGCTTTTGATTTGTATCTTCGATTAGCCTGTCGACTTCGTAACCAAGTCCTTCTATTCCGCACAATATCTTTTCAGCCTCTACCCATTTGGCTTTTTCTGTTTTAGTATTTTTAAATTGTTTTCTCATATTTACCACTGCCCCATTCCCCACCGCATACGATTGGCGCGGGCCTCTCGCACACATTTGGCGTACTGCTCCGGCGTGTAAGTGCAGATGACGCGGGCGGAGAACATAGTGAGTAGATCGGCTTCGCTCACAGCACCGCCTTCGGCAGCGGCCCCGCCAGTTTGTATTGGTACTTGCTGGCGTCGTATTCCAGCGGATATCCAAAAAAATCACGCAGCAGATCGATGTCCCGCTGGATAGTTTTGTAGCTACATTCGAGCTCAACGCCCAACCGTGCACAGCTAGGCAGCGTCAAATCTCGGCGCAACTTGCCAGCGATCACGCCCAGGCGGCGGAACGTCGGCCGTGTATCGCCCAGGCCCATCGCGCGCTGGCTTTTGGATGCAAACGTGGCGGCTTTAGTGCTCACTTGCTGATCTCCACCATCGCCACTTTCGGCAACCGCATCGCGTTAAACTGCTTTTCACTTGCTGCGAACACGTCGATCACCGGCAACTTCCCACCGCTCGCCTTCTTGCTCTTCACGGCTGTACCTGTATCCACGGCCACCCACTCCCGCTTGGCGCCCATAACGCGGATCTTGCTCCACAGCGGAATGATGTCTGGATCCACGGCGCAGTGACGGCCAGCACGCAACTTGGTGCCAGTGCTGGACTGATAGCGGCTCGACCACTCATCTTCCCCTGGCCAATAGCCAGTGATGCGAACTTTGATCTTTTTCACGTCGATCTTTTTGGCGTCCGGCCGCATGTCGATCATCACGTTCGACGCCTGCGTGGCTGGGAACCCAAAGAACGCCAGAAACGTCAGAACTACGTTGCAAAGCGCTCTCATAGCCCTGCCCTTATGCGATCGATCAGATCGTTCTCACGGCCTTCCGCAGCCGCCAGCGCAGCCTTCGCCTCCGCAAGCTCACGTGCCAGCGACCTCACGCGGTTCAGCAACTGCTCGTGCGCGGATTGTTCAGGCAGGATTTCAATCACAGCGCACCTCCCGCGGGTCATACTTTTTCAGCCAGCGCCACACCTTGCAGATCGACGTAAACGCCTCGAACGCCTGAGCAACTTGCTCGGCAGTGTACTTGATGTCCTGCAACTGGCCGGTGACTGGATCGATTAGAATGTTTCGGCACGCTATGCCTTCGTCCGTAAAGGCGTACGCGTAGGCACTGAGTTGTAAAAGGTCAGTTTCATACCCGGTTGCTTTCGAGACGCCTTTTGCATCCGTCTTAAATTTGCGGGTTTTAAAATCGACCACCTCGATCTCGCCGTGAATGTCGCAGATTAAATCGACTCGCCCTGCATAGCCTTCGGCCTCGTTCACCAACACGGCCTCATTGACGTGTACTTTTGAAACACAACACTCCCGCCACTCTTTCAGGCCGGCATAGTGCTCCTCGTAGCCCTTGACCAAATCACCGGGATCCTCGCGATTGATTATGATTTCAGCTAGGGAATGAATGTGAGTCCCGCGGGCAGCAGCGGCCTCCACTTCCTTGCGGCTGTCCAATACCACACGCTTGGCAAAGTCGCTGTCGGCCTCGCCTTCGTTACGTGGTAGCGACAAGGCGGATAGAATCGCCTGTTCCTCTTTCCAATTCATCAGCCCTTGCTTACTGGGGCCAGCAGCACCGAGAATTGTAGTCACGGATGGAAACGCCCCTACCTTCCGGGCAGATCGCAGATCACCGTGGCACGAATCTCCGCTTCGCAGATAATAGTGCGACGACTCTGCCTTTGCGGTAGCGATGATCGGAGCCATCAGTTCCACCTTCCGATGACTGGCATAAGCTGAACGGCCAACGCCACAGCACACAGCGGGAACATGATTTGAACGACAACAGACAGGATTTCCATGGGGGTCTTTCTGGCCGGAGTGGGAATTGCCCACCCCGGCCAAGTGATTAGAACGGGACGGGGTTTCCGTCGTGATCCAGTTCAGTTGCGGTTGTAGTTGAGGCTCCGTTGCGGTTGATTTTCCGAACGAACGCCTTGTCGACAGTCACCTTTTTTGCACCGGCAGGCAGTACGGCCTGAACGTTTGCGTAGGTGGAACCATCACGCTCCACATGGGTGACTAGGATCTGGCACGGCTTACCGATCAGGGTTTCCAGATCCAGATTCTGCGGTGGCGCCTTCTTGGCATAGGATTTCAAATCCTTAAACAAAGCTGCCTTTTCATGCAGGCTCAGTCCGTAACGCCGGCCGATAGTGAACGGTCGCCCGTCCTCCATCTTTTCGGCCAACTGCCACACCAGGCGAATCTGGTGCTTCTTTCCGTACATGGTTTCGACGACGCCTAGATCCTCCACGTCGCAGAAAACTGCGTCGTGCGAACCTTCGGGAGCTGGCGTGTAGGTGCCCCCTCTGCTTGCTACTATTGGCATTTGCTATTCCTTTCTTGGTTTTGGTTTCTTGGTTTTGCTTGGACTATTCGTCGTCGCAAAAATCGTTATTCCTGTGCGGTTGGTTAAGGTCCTGGAACTCGCGGTCGGTCATGTGCCAGGCGATCTCATGCTTTCTGGCCAGTTGTTTTGCCTGATCGATCTCCCCGCGGTTCAGCGCCTTCACAACCCGCTCGGCGGAATTGCGACAGGCCATCACCTCAATGTTTTCGATCAGACGAAACTTGGTCAGGTCGGTCATTGTCAGCCCCGGCGGTTGTTGCCGTAGTAATCGGCAAAACGGTGAAAGTCGTAATCCGAGTCACATTCTTCGCGCTCGTAAGCCTCGGTTTCGTAGTCTGGTTTTTCGTTGTTAAATTCAGTCGGTTCTTTTGGTTCACTCATTTTTTTCTCTCCTTAATCGCCATGCGGAACGATTGGGCGGTCATCGCCACTGCTTCAGCCGTGAGGCACTTCGTTGTGAATCTCCAAATCCGCCAGCCCAGGTCGGCGGCTGCCCGATATTTTTCGCAGTCTTTCACCATCCCCATCCCACGGCCGTGACGGCCACCAAACGGCAGGAACGCACCGCCATCCAGCTCAATGGCACAGCGAGCTGATTTGCAGGCGAAGTCGAAACGCCATTTGCGTGTGGGGTGGAAAGCGTGCTCGGCGACCAGCTCCGGGCCGTTGGCAACTTTCCAAAGAACAAGGAACTTGCTGGCCAGTGCGCTCATTTCGTTTGCCCCTGCTTGGCCATAAGTGCGGCCACAACTTCGTTCAATCGCGCCACGTCACTCTCAAGGCGTTTCATGCGACACTGCAAATCAATCATCGCTGTTGCTGTCGACCACTCAGCCATGCCCACAGACTTGGACGGATTAAGGTGCTGAATAACGCCTTCAGCTTCCAAATCACGCACGCTACCGGCGGTCGGATTGAACGACTCCGGCAGGCCGCTTCGGTGCGGGGGCACCTCGGCGAACATCAGAGAAACTCCTTACGGATAAAATCCCAAACCCACAGCAACACGCACATGGC